CCACAAGGTGTCACTGGTCAAGACGGCGACTTTTACTTGAATGTATCCAATAACTATTTCTTTGGGCCAAAAGCCAACGGCGTTTGGCCTGTTGGATTTAGCTTAATTGGGCCACAAGGGGCGCTTGGACCGACGGGACCTACGGGACCTACTGGCCCGTTAGGTCCACCTGGAGGGCCCCCTGGGCCGACAGGGCCCACGGGCCCCACGGGAAGTACGGGTCCAGCAGGTCAAGCAGCAGGAACCGTAAATGGTGGTGTTGCTGAGTCAAATACAAATGGAGATTATGGAGGCGTCACACCTATTGACGCAGGAGGGCCAACGTAGTGCCTATTCAGATTCAATTTCGTAGAGGAACCTACGCTCAGTGGGTTGCTGCTGATCCCGTCTTAGCTGACGGCGAACTGGCAATCCAAACTGACGCTGGTGGTGGCGAACAAGCCATGACCTTGAAGATAGGTGACGGTACTACGGCTTGGAGTTCGCTGGCTTACGGCGGGCTACGAGGTCCCACGGGACCGACAGGTCCTCACGGAACTTCTGTCAATAACCTTGACGGTGGCGAAGCGGCAACTAACTATGGAGGCATCGGAGCTACGGCTACTGGTGGAAACGCACAAGGAATATAAATGGCTGTACAGATACAACTTCGACGAGATACCAGCACGAACTGGACCTCTGCTAACCCGACGCTAAGTCTCGGGGAACTAGGTTTAGAAACTGATGGTTTCAAGTACAAGATCGGTGATGGCGCTACTGCGTGGAACTCTTTAAGTTACGCACAGCTAGCTGGTACCGACGTATTCACGATTAATGAGCAGACAGGTACCGCTTATACGTTGACTGCTGGAGATGCTGGCAAGCTCATTAAGATGACGAACGCTGCGGCGAACACCTTAACGGTGCCGCCAAGTTCAAGCGTCAACTTTGATATTGGTACAACAATCAATGTTGTCCAATATGGTGCAGGTCAAACAACTTTGACGGCTGGCGCTGGTGTAACCATCTACTCGTACAACAGTGCGTTGGGTATTACTGGTCAGTACGGTCAAGCTGTTTTGACGAAGTGTGCGACTGATCTTTGGATTGCGGCAGGGCTTCTGAGCTAATGGCTGGTGTAACTACTGCTTCACGAATGAGCCTTGGGGCTGTTGCTTCTTCGGAAGATCAGAACCCTGTGGCTTTTGGCGAAGCAATTACTTGGGGTAGCGGTAACGGCCAATATTGGATCACAGGTTTGCATGGCACTGTTGGGCAGAAATACCACGATTTAGAAATCTGGTTTAAGGCAAGTGACCAGTCAAGTTGGACTACTTGGTGGGCATTTACTTGGGGTACCGCAGGGCAAACCCAGCAAACCAGTAATATGCATCAATCGTACTATTATGCGGGTTATTCGAGTGGTTCGAGCCAAGGCACAAATAACAACAGTTACGCTTACAACTATCCAGATGGTTATAGCAGCTATGGTCATGGCTATTTTATTTATCTATCGAACTTTAGTAGCAGTTCAAATATTAAGAGTTGGCATGGTCGAGGCGGTTACACAAACGGTAGCGCCACAAGTTACGTTACGTGCCAACAAGGTGGTGGAACTGTCAACGTAAGCCAGCCAATAGATAGCATTTATATCCAAAATGGGTGGGGCAATGGAAGTTCCAGTTACCAAGGTTTTACTGTTTTTGGAAGAAGGCCTAAATAATGGCTGTTAAGAGTAAATTTTATCAGTTGGGTACTGTTGAAACGAATAATTCAACTACACAGTTTCTGGAACTCACAAATATCGCTACCGATTATGCGGTGTTGCGTATCGTGTTTAACGGAATGATTGACCATTCTGGTGGTGGAACCACCAATGTTGGTTCAGGTCAATGGCAGCAAGGAGTAAGTATTGGGATGCAAGGCGCTTGGACTGGAGGTCCTAACGCTTCTGCTATGAAATACAGAAACATGCAGTGTCACCAGAGGTCAGATTCTACTTACTGGCAGACCGCCATTGGCTGTGCACACCAGAGTTATTCGGTGACTCCTTATGGGGAAATTGGCAGACAGTATTATCACAGCGGCAACTCTGATTTCTCTGAACGTTTCACCATAGAAGGCATAGTTGTGCAGCCTGGAAACAACCAGTCAAAACAAATCTTTTGGAAAGGCAGCGGAACGAGCCCATACTCGTCTACGCAAGGCACGCCTTATTCTGGTTCTGGTTGGAGTGGATGCACAAAGTTAGATGCCCAAAATTCTGCTTCAGCGGCAGTAGCAATGTCGCCTATGAACAGCATTCGGATAGGAGCAGGTTGGGATTCTGCTGGCACACCTAAAACTTTGGGTATTTATTCAAGTTTGACTGTTTACGGTGAGGGTTGGACTGATCAAGTCCAAAGAAATAATGACTGGACTTAATTATGGCTGACCAACCTTGGGTTCTTGAAACCCATATCGCCCAGAACAATGCGACTTCTTCAATAACTTTTTCAGGTCTTAATAACGTTTATGCAACCAACGCTGCTGGTAACCAAACCATACTTGATTACTCTAACGCTCCTGTTTACCGTATTGTGTTCAAATTGCAGCTTCAAACTAGCGCAAATGTTGTAGGTAGCAGCAATATGTATTTCCACGGCCCATACACCAACAGTAACGACTTTGTATACGATTACCAGAGCGCACAAAATGTTACTTCGATGAGTCCATATTCATGGTCAAGCACAAGTCGTGACTACACCTATAGCACAGGTAATCAACAACTTGGTTATGCAGTTGGAGGATCACAGTTTACTAACTATAACTGGGGAATAACTGTAACCGATATTGATGGAAACTCGGTTCCTCCCACTTCCCGTCGCCGTGCAGCATGGGTTACGGGATGGTTTGAAAATCATTTCCCAAACCAAAATGGTTATTATCCGTGGCATTATCACGTTGGGATGGTAACTGATCAACAAATGGATAATTCTGCTGCTGCTGCTACCGCTGATTGGGGTGCTTGGGGCATAGGTGCTGGGGGTTGCAGCGCTGGCGCTGCCATAAACACTGTAACTATTGGATCTGCCTACAATTTTATTGGAGATTTCTTTGTGTTTAGAGGTTGTAATGGAAACTTGCAAGTTAATGAATAAGGAATCGATATGCCTTTAAGAGAACCACCCATAATGTGCACAATTCACGATTGTGCTACTGGTGAAACAATAGAACGTGAGCTAACTGAGGAAGAGTACGCTCAACGAGATGCGAATATTGCTCTTGCTGAAGAGCAGGCTGCTGTTATGGCGCAAGAGCAAGCTGATGCTGCTGCTGGTCGCCAGAAGCTTCTTGATCTTGGTTTAAGCGAAGCTGAGGTTAACGCTCTTGTAGGACCTCCACCTCTTGAAGGTGCTCCAGATGTTGAGGCTTCTGATCCAGCATGAGCGCTGACGTAGGTATCGAAGAAGTTATTGCTTCTTTGAGTGAGCGCGGAAAGTTGGAATGGGAAATCGCTTTGATGCGAGTACATATCGCTCAGCTTGAAGCGAACCAATGCACAGGCGACTGCGACAAATGTGGGACGACTGAAGATTAAATATAGGAGGAATCATGGCTTTCAGATTGCTTGACCACATGCCAGTTCCTGGCAAAAGCAAAAAAAATAGAGGGGTTACTCTTAATCCTGAAGTCATGTACAACCGTAAAGAGTACGGAGTTGGTGGCCCTAGTCGTGCCGAGTCTCGGGCAGCACGTAACCAGAGTGGTTATGCTGCTGCCGATCATGGTTCTTTTGGGGTAACTCCTACTCCTAAAACTGCGGATTGGGCAACTATCGACGCTGCTTCTTTAGGGGCGACAGTTACTCCTGAGTCGGCGGCTTTGTCTCAAGCTGCTTCTACGAATGCTCCTGGGGCTGCGGTTGTATCCTCTGATCCGAGTGGGTATTACGCACAGCCTTCTGTGGGTAATACCAATATTGGTACGTTTGGTACGTCTGCGGCTGATGAGTATTACTTCAATTTGATTGACGCTTTGAGCGGCAATCAATATAACCGTGAGCTTCTGGGTCAACAGTTAGCTTATGGTTTGGATACAGCCGAGAGGAATCGTATTCGTGGGGAGCGTCCTATTTGGGACAGGTTGAATCAGCGTGGCATTGTTAATAGTGGGATTAGGGATCGCACGCTGGGGGAGTATGAGTCTGATCAGTTGAGGGCGATTGGGGACATGCTTCGTCAGCATGATTTGCAGTCTCAGCGTCTTGATATTGGTGGGGATTTGGCTCAGGAGCAGCAGTATTACCGTGGTGTTGATGCTGATGCGATTGCTGATGCTTTGAATGTTGCTGCTAATACAGCAAATATTTCTGATCCGAATGAGTTGAGGGCGAGTATTGCCCAGCAAATTCGGGCTATGGGCTAGGAGTTATTGTGAATCAACCGTTGCAACGTAAGAATAGGCTAACTGGTCAGAATCTTGGGCCTGCGAGTAGCGAAGCTCAAGCTTTAGCTGATATGGACAGAGCGTTAAAAGGTGCTCTTAGTCCTGTTGGTAACGCTGTTCAGTCTTTGGTTACTAGTCCTGCAGGGACAGTTGCTCGCAATGTTCGTGGTGTCAATAACGCTTTAAGCAACATAAATATTCCGAGTGGTTCTGAGCCCCCTTTAGAAAATCCTGCTTTAAGTAATTTGAATCTTTCAGATAATGATTACATCCAAATGTTGATGAAGAAGAAAGATCCAAGTGCAGCAGAGAAAGAAGCTCTTGCTGATTACTTGACAACTGGTCAGATTAATCGTTTGAATGACATTGTTGTTCCTCCTGAGGTTACGTCTGGGGCTTATAGTCCGTATGGCTCGGGGGATACTGATAACTCGACTTTGGAAGCTTTGAGAAATGCTATTGCTCGTAAAGAAGCAGGCACTTTAGTTCCCGAAAGAGGAGGGAGCAGCAAAAGTTCTTCTCCTGACGCTGACGGTGAAATGTATGGGCCAGGAAGACCAGAGTACGAAAAAGCTATAAGAAATTTTGAAGAACAAGAAGCTGCTCGAATGCAGGCTTTGTTTGACCAAATGTTTCCTGCAGGTGCACAAACCGAAGACGGTATGGGTTTAGCGGAACAGTTAGCAGACACTAATCGTGGTTACGCTCAAGGACGTTACAACGATCTAACAAGTTTCTTGGACGCTGAACGCACTAGGGCTGGTGCCCAGTTCGACAGCGACGAAGAAGCGATTGTTAATCAGCTTTTAGCTTCTGACGCTTCCCGTCGTCAAGCAGAAGATATGTATACAGCCCGTAGAGGCCAATCGTTTAACGAACTGCAAAGAAAATTTGACGCTCGTACAGACGCTGCAAGCGCAAGATTAAAGAATCTTGGCATTGATCCCGCTGGTTACACGAATGTGGTTGGTCGAGAGATGGGGGCTTTGCTTGGTGCTCAGATGCAGTCTGGTGCAGATTTGGCTGAGCGTATGGCGATGCTTGGTGCTGAACGTGCCCAGTTGGGTATTGGTCGTGCTAAGGCTGGGATGGCTAAGGAACGTCGGGCGTTTGATCGGAATGCTTCTGACATGCTGTTCCAGGGTTCTCAGCGGTTGTCGTATGAGCTTCAAGATATTAATGAGGCTTTGATGAATCGTCGTATTAGCGCAGCGGATGCTGCTGCTGCTTCTGCTGCAGCGGCTAATGAGGCTCGGGCGCAGGCTGCTCGGGCAATGGTTATTGGGCAGTCTATTGGTATGCCTGGTGATGCGGCTGCGGCTTCGTCTACGTTCCCTGGGTTGTTGAAAGAGTTTGCAAAGATTGCAGCAGACAATGATCAGGGAATGGCTATGACGTTGACTCCAGAGATGCTTCCTGATGGGTTTAAGCATTTAGCTGACGGGGAAAGAACTGCTTCTCTTAATGAAATAATTCAGTTTGGGAAAATTGCTGAACAAGCTGCTTTGTACGGCTAGGGGTTAAGGTGGCGATTCCTCCTCCTCCACGGCCTCAAGACCGTGGAAATATGATCAAAAATTTGAAGATCGATTGGGGGAATAAGTCTTCTTCTTCTGCTCCTTTGCCTGGGTATGTTGCTCCTGCAAAAAAGGGTGGAGGGATATTTGATATTCCTGTCCTTGGGCAAATTATTGATGTTATTGATACGCCTCGTGCTGCGATTGTTTCGGGTATTAAAGAGATAGGTGACATCTTTGATGCTGATAATGATTTCTCGATTGGGGAATTTGTTCAGCAAACTCGTGACAACATCATGATGGGTGAGGTGTTGCGGGATTGGGACGTTGATCTTCCTGGGCCTTTGGATTTTGCTGTGGGTCTTGGGTTGGATATTGCTTTAGATCCTTTGACGTATATGGCTGGTGCTGGGCTGTTGGCTCGTGGCGCTAAGGCTGCTGATGTGGCGAATGGTTTGCGTAAAGGTGCTAAAGCTGCTGAAGCTGCTGGTGATGCAGCTAAGGCAGCAGGGATGTTGAAGGCTGCACAAAGAGTTGATCGCACTAAGTCTGTGTTGTCTGCAGGTAAATATTTGGACGACGTAGGTATTTCGTCTGGTGCTCGTTTCACGATTCCTGGGACTGGCAAGATTGGTCGCACGATTATTGAGAAGCCGTTACGAAGGATATTTCCTGTTGTTGGCAGGAAGTTAGATGACATGCGTGTCAGGCAGTTGTATACCGATACTGCTGCTGGTCCTGGTGGCATGTTTCGGTGGGGTGATGAAGCGGATCGTGCTCTTGATTTAACTAATCCTAATAATCAGAAGCTTGTTAGGAATAGGGTTCGGCAGTTGCGAGGTGAGGGACCTGCTGTTGCTGTGAAGACTGGTTCTGAGGCTGATAAAGCAGCGAGACTGGCTATGAAGATGGCAGTCGAGATGCCTGGGAGTGCTCAGATGTTAGCGAAGATTCCAGGGAGTACTGCTTTTGTTGCTTGGACTGCTTCTGCTCCTGGCAAAGCATTCGCAGCTTCTTCGGATACAAAGCTGGGTCAGGCGTTTGGTAAAGCGTTTTCAACGAACGTTGATATCAACAAAATGATTCGTTCTAGCAATATAGAGGAACAGGTTACTGGTCGTTGGGTTCAGCGTGTTGGTTCGCAAGCTAATACGAGGTCGTCTGCGTTTGCTGCGACAGCAAAGCAGGGGGCAGAGAATCTTAAACGTGCCGCTGATGATGCTGGTGTTGATTTTGACGAGTTGATGTTGGCTGCCGAGAATGAGGTTCCTTACCTTGTTTCGCAGGGTAGTGACTTTGGTCTTAGCCCTAAGCATGTGGCTTTAAGGGCACAGGCTCGGGAGTATTTGGACAGTTTGCGGACGATGGTTAATGAGGCTTTGCCGTACAGCGACGATTTAGATGGCGTTGTTGGTGAGCTTTATTTGATGCGTTATATCGGTAAGGAAGGCGCAGAAAAGCTTGATGAGCTTGGTCGTTTGCGTGGCAAGCCGTTGCCGCAGGGTGTTGCTGCTGATGACATGATTCAGGGTAATTCTTTTCATCGGCGTAATTGGATTACGCCTAAGGGAATGAAAGATCTTATTAGGGAGAACTTAAAGCCAGGTGTAAAGCCTGATATTAGTATCGAGAAGCTGATTGATGACCTAGGTGTTGATCCTTCTCTAACTGGCGACAGGTTAAGAGATGCTTTGTTGGACGCTATTGACGATGCGGCTGACGATGGTTTCAGAGTTACTGGTACAGACGGGCATGTATACACCAACAAAACGCATGTTGGAACGTTAAAAGATATTGAAGCTGGCTCTATTAGAGATCAGCTTTCAAGAATGGGCAAAGAAGCTCACGGTAGCGAGTGGGTTGACATATTCGATACGGATATGACTAAAGCTTTGACGAGCTATATAGATTCTCATTCTCGTTACATTCGTTCTCAGTATGTTGTTGATGGTTTAGCGCAACGTGGGATTATTGTTCGTGGCGCTAATGGTCAGTTGAGTCGTGCGGCTGCTAATCGTTTGACATCTGCGATGAATAGAGCAGGTAAGAAACTTAGTAATGCCCAAATACTTAAAGATAGGTTAGAAGCTACTAAGACTGCTCGTGATGAAAAGATTGCTTTTTACACGGGTGAGGCTGGTAAGGCTGGAAGTAAGACAAGTCAACGAGCAGCTACTAAAGCTGCTCTTGAAGTAGCCAGACTTGAAGGAGAGCTAAGAGCTATTTCTTCTGTTATGGACGCTATAGCTAATGGTTCAGGGATCGAGGGTTTGACTAATGATGCTTTGGCTCTTATCCAACCTGGCGCTCAGTTTGATCTTCGTAGAGGTGTTGGATACATAAGTCAGAAAGTGAAGCAAACTTCTGAGGAAGTTGCTCGTTTACATAATGCTCGTAATGATGCTGTCGAGTTGATTCATTCTTTAGATGAGCAGATTGCTCAGGTTGAAGAGATGCTTAAACGCATTGAAGCTGTCAACAATATTGATCCTGAGCTTCAAGGGTTTTTGCCTTTGTTTGATGGTTATAAAGAGATCCAAGATTCAGTGAATATTATGCGCGAGGGTTTGCGTGCATATAAGTCCACGTTTATTAACCGCATGTTGGATGACGTTACGGTTCGTGCTGCTGACGATTTAGAAGATTTCTTAAATGGGATGACAGGCGATGGCTTGTTTGATTTCGCTAAGAACGGTAAGCGACTTATAAGTGCTGCTCGTAAAGATGAGCTTGGTCGGATTTCTAGACGGTTGGGTCAGATCTTTAAGGGTAATCCTAAGTGGGAGAAGTGGCTGGAAGAGATGCCTGAATTGGCGGATCTTAAGAACGCTATTGAGAATCTTGATGAAGGAGACATGGGGATTCTTGCTCGTCTTGAGCGTTACAGGGAGATCAAGGGCGCTGATGCTTTGATCGATGGGAAGTCTCCTATAGGTAACAATATTGCTGAGCTTTTGTCTGATATAGGTGGGGCGGAACGCAGGTTGTTGAATGCGAAGTTGCGTGAGATAGAAGAAATTTTAAGACTTGGCTTAAAGGCTGATAGAGGTGTTCCTTATAAACCATTAGCGGGTCAGGTTTCTGATGAAGCAACTGAAGCTTTGCAAGAAACGTTTGATCTTCTTGGCGCAAAGTTTGAAGAGCTTGAAATAGCTATGAACAGTGCTCAGAAGAAGCTTTTGGAAACAGAAGCTTATTTAGCGGAGCGACGTACTTACTGGCGAGGAAAGAAACAACTCACTGAAAGTGAGTTGTCTGAAGTCAGCGCAACAATGGTTCAGCAACAAAGAATCATTGACGAATTAAAATTAGAGAAGATGCGGTTGATGGATTCGGATAAAACAACTGCTCGAATAAGTGCTGCTGATTCGCAGCAAGCTGCTGCTAATGAGCTTCGTAAAGTACGCAACCTTCACAATTTGTCAGATGTTTATGGTGGTCGGTTAAACGATTACATGGTCAATATGTCGGGGCTTGGCAACGTTCAGGATGTATCCAATAGAACAAACAATTTGTTGCGTGGATACAGTCTTGTTGACGGGGCAGGAGAAAGTTCGGTTGAACTGTTTTCTGCTGCGGTTCAGGCTGCTGCTAGAACCGCTGATGTTAAAGCGATGAGTGACTTCATGAAGAAGTACTCATCGTTTGTGAACTGGTGGAAAGCTCAAGCTGTTGCTACTCCTGGGTTCATTATGAGAAACATGATGGGCGGCATGTGGATTAACAACCAGATTGCTGATGTGCCTATGAGTATGCACACAAGGGTTTTGGGTATCCGTCGTGCTGCAGCTAAGGCTGCTGAAGAGGGTGGCCGTAAAGGTGATATTGCTTACGGTTTGGAACAGCTTATTGCTAACGGGAAACCTGTTGGTTTGAAGAAGTGGGGTATTCCACAGGCTCAGTCTGCGGTTGATGTGGGTGAGCTTGAAACGTTTTTGACGTGGTATCGGACTGGTATGGCTAGCAGTGGTCAGGTGTCTCAGGAAGTTAGATCTTCGTTGGATGCTATTGGTGGCGGTCAAAGAACCTTTAACCCGTTCAAAGCTGAGTTTGTTCCGTTTGCTGCGGTTCGTAAGTTGAACCAAGAAGCTGAGTTTATGTTGCGTGGTTCAGTAGCGCATCACACTGCTATGACTGGTGGAAGTATTGATGATGCTTTCGAGCTTGTAAATAAGTATCACTTTGATTATGCGAATCTGACTCAAGCTGAACGCAAAATGAAGCAGGTTATTCCGTTCTGGACTTGGCAGAAAAACATTTTGCCTGTGCTTGTCGAGTCGATTGGTAAGAAACCTACGGCTTGGGGTCGGTTGCAGCAGATTAAAGGCGAGTTAGAGTTGCATTCTCCTGAAGAAGGGCTAGTGCCTAGCTGGTTCGGAGAGAATATGGGTATACGTTTGCCCTTCAATATTGGTGGGAACAGAGCGTATGCTCTTCCTGATTTGCCGTTCCGTGATCTTGCTAAATGGTCTAAAGCTATTGAAGGTAGAGAACCGTGGCGACCTTTAGCGGAAAGTGTTTTCCCGTTGTACAAGCTCCCGATAGAGCTTGCGTTTGGCAAAAAATATTTTGGCAATATCCCATTCACTGGTCGATACCAACAATCTCCTAGTTATGGAAAAATTCCTGGGCTTATGCCAGCCCTTGGTGCGTTTGGCTTTGCGAAGAAGAATCGTAAAGGGGAATGGAAAACAACTGACCAAACTCTTTATGTGTTAGATCAGTTCATGCCAGTGTTAAATAGGGTGCGAAGGGTTCTTCCTAATGAAGCTCCTAAACAAGAACGAGCAATAACTACTTGGCTTTCGGTGTTCTTAGGTACGAACATTCGTCCTAATACTCCTTCTACGAAACGTAGCGAGCTAATTCGTATGCAAAAAGAATTAGCTGAAGAGCTTCGCAATAAGAAAGATATAGAATTCCGCAAGGTCTAGGATTTAGATATGTCTGAGAGAACTGTTATTTCTCGGGATGGGTGGGATGCTCGTCCTCCTAAGAAACCGTTTACTAAGTTGAGGCCAGCACGAGTGCAGGGCATTGTTCTTCATCACAGTGGTGTGAAGGACGGACCTAAGGGTATGTCTGCTTTGAAAGCTTATGAGCGTTTCCACATGGATTCTCGTGGTTGGAACGCTATTGCTTACAACTGGTTGGTTGACGAAGCAGGAGTTGTTTATGCAGGGCGTGGGCCTGGTGTCGTTTCTGGTGCTACTAAGGGTTGGAATTCTCGTACTGAGTCGATTTGTTTCACGGGTTGGGGAGAGATAGAAGCTCCTCAAGCTGCTTTAGATTCTATTAAATGGCTAGTTAATGACATTAATAGTCGTTACGGAGGGAAACTGTGGGTCAAAGGGCATCGAGATTTAGGGAACTCTACGTGCCCTGGGAATTGGTTGTACAACTGGCTGAAGTCAGGGATGCCGTCACCGCTTGGAGATCCCAACAAGGTCGATTGGGACGGAATCAACGCTCATCTGGAGAGCCTGAAAGCGGTTGTATCCCATAGTCCGCTATCTAAGCGTAAGCGGAGCCGTGGAGAGGCTGTGAGGGTCGTTCAGGAGCGTTTGAAGGATCTTGGGTATGAGCCTGGGGGTATCGATGGAATATTTGGATACAACACGAAACGTGCAGTCAAGATGTTCCAGGTTAAATACTGTTCTTTTCTTAAGGTCGATGGCATAGTTGGTGCCAGAACTTGGGATGTATTGTTTAGTTAGTGGGCCACTCTCAACACTCTATAGGAGGTCTTGAAATGCCTAAAGATAAAGGTTACGGATCGTTTGCTGATACGTTCGGTAATTCCGATGAACAGCCATATGATTCGTCATCTGCGGACAACATGGCTGATATGGCAGCTAAAGCTAAGGCTGATGCTGCTTATCTTCGTTCAACTGGGCTGGGTAACCAGAACCAGGGCGGTCGCCCGTTCGGGAAATGAAGAAACCAGCACCTAAAACAGGTTACAAAAAACCTAAGAAGAGCCGTAAAACGGCTCGTCGTCCTAGCAAAAAATATTAAGCCACTGAAAGGCAAGAAGTGACTGAAGAAACAGCGAAGACAAAGTTTTCTTGGGGGGATTGGATTGAACGTTCGGTTTGGACGGGTGTCGAGTCTGCTCTTGCTGTTGTTGTCGTTACTGACGTATCGAGTCTCAAAGCTGCAGCTACAGCATTCGCTGCCGCTGCTATCGCAGCGCTTAAAACGCTTGCGAAGGCACGCCTCGGGAAGTAATCCCGTGGCTGAAGAACAGTTTGACGATCTTTGGGCCAACTGGATGGCCGAAGAGGGTTTAGCTATTGAGGATGAGATTCATCAAACTTTGTTAGCAAGCAAAGGTTTGCTTGACATGAATGATGGAACTCATGCTCAGTGGGTAGGCCCAACGTTAGGTGTTCTTTTAACGTTCGACTTTGAAGAAGTTGATTCTCTTTTGAATGCGTGGGATGACGCACAGGATGGGAACCTTATTGCTTTGTCAACTGTGATTCATTGGTTGCAGGGTTTCACTGTGTTTCTGCAGGCGTGTACAGGAAACATCGAAGAGCTTTAGATATCTCGATTCAAATATTCTTGTACTGCTGGCTGCTGAAGCAAACTAGTACGCAGTTTTTGTGCTAATTCATCTCTCCGTCTAGCCATAGTTGTTTTAGGTGTATCTAAAATTATGGCTACAAAACGCAAAGAGAGGCCCACATCAACAAGCATGTGGTAAAGCCACTGCTCGTCTTCTGTGAGCCCCATAAATGTTTCTTGTACTGCGAGAATAAGATCTTCTCGGTTTTGTTCTCGTTCTTCTATAGACCGAAGCGGATCCTCGAAAGGACCCGCTTCCATCAAGCCTTGTATCTCTGTTATAGGGGTAGGTCTGTAATGACTTTCTTTTTTTATAACAAGCTTTTTAGGGGTATGTCCCCAGTTGTTACCTTTGGGTTTACTAGTTACGTTTACCCAAGGCCGTTGTGGTTGCAGTGAAGGAAAGTTTGCTTTCCTAAGAGCGTCAAAGAGTTTTGCTCCCTCGCTCTCATCATCCACCGTCCCAGTGCAAGAATCCTGAATGTATTGAGAAGAACAATTTGTTGTTATCGAAGTTTCCTACGGGAATGTCTTCGGTGTTAATGATTTTCATTAGTTCTCTGTAACTCAGATCCGCATAGTTTTGGCGTGTGGATGACCAGATCCAGAACCACACATCTAATTCAGATGTGTCCCACCACTGTAGCGCACGAATTTTATTGAACTTAACCTTTAACATTTCGTCGTGTCCCATGCCCATTACTTCTACAAGGCGAGGAAAACCACTGTTAGATACCTGTATGTAGTCAGGCGTAGCCGCAAACGTTGCAGGGATTTGGTATAGCTCAAAGCCATCGGGTCGATTAAAACCAAACCGTTCCCAGTTTCGTTCTCGTTTCTCGAACTCACCTTCAGCTTCTTCTCCCATTGATTTGTAACGTTCTTCGTAAGGACGTTTATGAAACATCGGAGCTTTCATTTTTTTCTCCCAACTATTCGATAGACCATGATGTCGTCGTCGTAGGCGATGCCATTTAAGGCATCTTCTACTGCTTTCAGATAATTTGTTGTATCCCCTCGTAGCTTTGTTTCGCTGTCATCAAGCTCAGAGATAGTTATTTGTGTTCGTTTAGATGTGAACACACAGCTAATAGAGATCGGTCCCTCAAACTTGGGACCGTCGTAATGGTTTCTTATGTGTTCTTCGTGTTCCAGTGTGGACTTAGGGGTATACGTTCTGCCTCGTGCGAATCGAGGACGACCTTTAACCTTTGGTTTCCCTGGAACAGTGAACTTGTAAGAACGTTTACGCATGATACCTCGTTGTTTGTGCGGCTTTGGAAACAATGTTTTGTAACTGTTTCTCTCTGTCTGCTCTGCCAATAAATTTTTCAAGTCTTTCATCGAGCCGACGCAACCAGTCCAGGGTCGCATCAGGTGAATAGTCTTGCCAAAGAAGGCTACTAGCAAAAGCGTACATCGCTTCAGACCGATCTGAGAACTCTCTTTGTTCCCAGATGGTCCGAGCGTTGCCTTTGAATTCTCCGTCTTCCCTGTTCCCAGGTTTGTATTGCGGAGCTTTCGGTTCCGTTGCTTCGTAGAAACGAATCAACGAGCGAAGTAACCCTGGCGAAGTTCGGTTAGCCCATGCAGCGTCAACAAATTCCTCAAGGGAGAAAAAGGAATCTGTTTTAGATGGGTCGTAAACTTCATGGCGGCCAGGGTTACGGTGCTTAGGGTAAGGCAAACGTAAACAGTTGCCTAAAGCACCTTCGTTCAGTGAGGTTTGTTTTGGATAAACCTCTTTAGTTGGCACATCCACAACACGGCACGCTCCTATAAGCCCTTTGCGTGCCACTGTTGCTGCTACTGGTTCAGTTAGGTAAACCCAAACGTGGTAGCCCTTACTTTTTGATGTTTCTTTCCAGCTTTGTATCCCTGTCTTTTCTAAGAGAATGATCAGGTTGTCAGCGTGGACGCTGGAGTTTTCTCCATCGTCAAGGTCAACTGCACACCAGTTGACCATCCACACACCGTTGCGTTGCCACAGTGGATACACACCGAGAGCAACATCATCATCTAAATGAGTTTCGATGTGCTGTAGGTATTCTTCTCCGTATCCGAGTGCAACGTTGCCGTCTTCTTCTAAGGGATGCACCCAGCTAGTTACGTCAGCTAACGCTCCTCCTTGATGGAGGGCCGCAAACCTTTCGAGAGTTATTCCACCCATCGGTCATCCCCAGGAATATCGCTTTCGTAATATTCTCTCACAAGCCCACAGTTCGGGTCCATGTAATAGTCGATGGGTGGGTCTGTGATTTGGCATGGTGGCCTCTTGTTCTTGCAAAGATCTAACGATACGGACACTGAGTGGATGCGTCGTTCAGAGTCGGAAAGTTTGGGATCATCCCTACGTCTGAAGACGTTTAGCTGCAGGATGGCGTATTCGTCGGCATTGAATTTGCCGTCGTCCATGCCTCTGGATGTTCCACGAGTTGACCCTTTGCCTGACTGGTGGACCAGTCCGACGGGCAGGTTCTCTGTTTCTGCCCATTCCTTCAGTCCTTTTAAGACTGTGGATACTCCTTCGTATCCTGATGCGCCAGGAAGCTGTTCAAGGAAGTCAACCATTACAAAACGTGGCTTGTGTTGCCAGTAATCTTCGCATTCTCTCATCGCATTACTCATGTCGTTAAAGGAGAGAGCGTTAGGAAAGATCTTTATTCGATCCAAGAATCCAAACTTGGCTTCTTGGATTTCATTCAAGACTATTTCGTCTTGCGTCCGAAGAGCTTCTTCCACTTCAGCAAGATTTCGTTGATATAAAAGCGCATAAAGTTTGGATACAACCAGGATCTCGGGTTCATCAGGAGTATAGATCACTCCATAGAAGTCTGGGTCTTCAAGTAGGTTGCGTGCCATTGAGGATAGAAGCACTGCGGATTTGCCGCTGTGTGCTCTGCCTGTTACGACAAGTACGTCGCTCGGCCAGACTCCTCGCATGCGACTGTCGATGTCTTGTAGTCCTAGGTGGAAGCAGTCGTGGCTTCCTTTGGCGTATTCAACCCAACGGTCTACGGCATCGGACGTAGGCTTAAAAAATTTGTACTGCGGCTCTCCCTCGGGGAGATCAATGCCCGCAAGTCGGGCATCGATCTCCTCGGTGGTGAGGGCGACAGCTTCGTCACCCTCACTCATCAGTTGCCCTTATATGCGAACTCTTGAAGTTCTGCTCGTCGGGCAAGCCAATCCCATTCGATTGCATCATCAACAGATTCTCCTGCTGCTTGATTCCAAACCTTCAACGGAACATTGCTGTCTCCGTCGTTGACCCAGATACCAACATCACGAGATGTGGCAACACCAATGTGGGAAAGTGCTTCCTTACTGACTGAGAAGTTCGGGAAGTTCTTCCCTGTCTTCGTCTTGTCAGTAGTCCCGTCAGCGTATTCCTTAACTTCGTACACCTTTAAGGTGCCGTCGTCTAAAGACCACTGATTGGGGTGGAAAGCAAGCAAGTTGAAAGCAGCTTGACGTTCGTCAGCGCCCTTACCAGTGCAGAAGTCAGTCCGCTTATAGGTGCGACCGCTGATTGTTCCACCAGCAGGAGCAGCTTGCGCTGGTGCTGGTGCAGCCGCTACGGATGCTGCCGTAGGTCCTGACGGAGCAGGGACACTTGCAGTCGTCTGCGAGGCGGTGCCTGCTTGACTATCTGAAGACCTGGAAACGCCGCTTTTCAGGCGTCGCATCACAACCCCATCAGGAGAAAGATCCATCTCCTGACCTGATTGTTTCAGGACCTCACTCTTAACTTGCTCAAACATGGAAGACGCCTCGGCAAGAATGCCGTCATCTCCCATTGATTCAGGAACACTGCGCTCAATAGTAAGCGAGTAGTCCGCTGTTTCATATGGAGCTTCACTTACTTTCTGCGTGAAGCTAACTGTCACTTTCGCTGTGTCAGTCATAATTTACCTTTCTCCCTACCAGGGATTCTCTCCGAGGTGAGCACCTCGGCATTTGCCTGCCTGCCAGACAGGACACCATAGAGGAGAGCAATGCCAGCCCTCCCAGTTCTGAGGCCAAGTCTTAGCGTCCGACATGATTGTCGGCACCATCGACCAGCACAATTCCAAAAAAGCTTTCTTGTGCTCTTCTGTTCTTTCGATCTCAATTATTTGAAGCTTCCCATTAGCCATCACCCCGAAGTTGAAATGCGTTGCATCCAACGCCCAACTATAGGCATGAGATTGTATATCCCAACGCTTCTTCTCCCAAGCTTGATACTCCCTGCCAGGATTCTTCCAATCCCACAGCACACCAGACTTATCTACCCAATCAACAGTGCCAGTGAGAACCAACCTAACGTTGTCTCTTCTACCTATCTCACGTTCAAACGGAACCTCAACTCCCTCAGGATCTAACGAAGGGAACAGTTCCTCGTACCAAACCGCAAGGTTGGCTCGAACCACATCAACTACTTCTTCGTACTCCTGACGCCAGACTTCTACTTCGGATGAGTAGGTAGCAATAAATTCTTCTGCGACTTCCAGTACCTCGTCCAAACTAGGACGGGGTAAACCAGCCATGATCATTCGTCCTGCGTATTCGATGGCTCCGTGAACAGCGTTACCTCTCAGAAAATCTGTTGTTTCTTTCTGGGATACAAGACCTAAGCGTTCTTGTCGTGCCTGCTCGGGACATCGAAGGAACGTATTGATCCAACTCTGTCGTAAACGTATTTCAATCATCTATCTCCCTGTTCGGTGGGGCCGTCCCGCAGGGAGACACGGGACGACCCGACCTAGTGACTTCTCCATTTCTAACATTGTTAGAAATAGAAATTCCCCATCGCTTCAAATGGGGGGAACCCTTTTGGGGGTTCCCCCCATTTTAACATGGATACAAGTTAAGTCAAACAGCCTCTTCTCCCAAAGGAGGCTTGACCTTGTGCAAACGTTCAAATTGTGCCCGTTCAACCATGTCATGTGTTCTTTGTCTAGATAACCCAATCTCACGTCCAACTCGTGCTTGGTTACCCTCGGCATAGACAGCATCCAACAGTGCATGTCTACGCATATAACTTGTCAGCTTTAACTGTTGCCTAATCTCATAATCGATTTGGTCTAACTGTTTCAAAGCAACTAAAGGCTCGCATGTATCCCCATAGTTCTTCAATGTTTCGTGAAGTTTGGTAAGTGAGTAGGTCATTCGCAGCAATCCTTGTTTGTTTCGTTTTCTTCATACGTTTTGGCTGCTTGTTCAGCCTCGGCCAAAGTTCCAAAGAACTCTTTGTAATGACCGTCTTGTATAACTACATAGCCTGATGTTCTTAAGCCTGCTCCTAAAGGAACTACGGCTCCTTTGATCTCGTACTTAGAGGGACTCATTGGCTCTAGCTTCCAGTATTTGTTCTCGGGTAAACGCATCTTGAAGCGGTGCGCTTTTCTCCCTTTTTGGTCCTGATCCACGTTTTTGTTCTGCCCTGTCCTTACTGTATTGGTTCCATGCGGAACGACATCCTAAACATCTGCAACCGTTTCCGTAATGGGAAGCAGAGGGCTTCCCTTTGCAGTTGTATCCTTGCTTTCTTGTTCTATTTGTCGCCATCAGTATCCCTTAGGGGTATGACTTCGGCGTCTTCTTGGTTGTTTGCATCGTGTAAGAATGCGTGCATTTTTTCTTCGAGGCGTTCTGCCCGTTCGAGAAGTAGCACTGCAAGTTTACGGTCAGCATGGATGGCATCGTGTGTCTCATCCATTAGTTCAAGTAGTAGTTCTCCGTCGATATTTTCCACGGGGTTTCCCTTCTTTTAATAGGTGTGTGTAACTGGATTTTCTTTCGTTTGGGGTCCAAGCCTCCCATCTTTGTTTGCATTTGGCACATCGACATCCGCCTACTGCATACGTTGCGATGTAGCCGTGTTTCTTGAAGTCTGTTGAGTCCCAACGGATGTGGTTACCTTCGATGTAACTCATTTATCTCCTCCTTTAGGGCTTTTATTTCTTGTTCTAATCGGTGAACGACAACTGAATGCGTACTCGCTTCGAGTGAGTTTGCATCAGCGGTAGTTAGTTCTAAATGCCTGATGTTGCAGCATCTTTTCTCATGACAGTTGTGGTGTACTTGTAGTCCTTCTGGAATAGGACCATTATTGTAAACCCACACCATACGATGTGTCAAGGCGTTGCGGATTGTGCCAACTCGTTCAGCAATTATCTTGCTGTTGACCGCACCGTATCCACCATTCTGTGTGAAGCCTTGCCAAAGGATACAAACTGTTCCGTCATCACGAACAATGTCACCAAACTTGACATGACCAAAAGCAGGATTCAAGTAAACCTCTACTCGTTCCTCAAAGGTAAGAGATGACAGCAACCTGATAGGAATATCAGTACGAGGTGACCCGTACTTCAAGAAATGCCCCCTGTGTCCATGACAGAGGGCAATCTTTCCATCTTTAGACCCAGGTCCTTCATAGGGTTTAATGGTGCGGCGTTCTCTTGGGCATTGACTGCCGTCAGGCAGAACAGCCCAACAACTCCCTCTGCCCTGTCTAGGTTTCATTAACTTGCTTTCCGTTCTTTAGGTGGTACCCATTCTTCGTAAAGAATCTTGGCTCCTTTGGAAGAGTTACAAGAGAAACAACAAGGAACGAGGTTCTCTATAAAGTCTTTGCCTCCCTTTGAAAGCGGAACCACATGGTCACCTGCTGAGGTTTTCCAGTTGTTCTTCCACTTGGTATGCCAAGCATCACAGTAAGTACACCGCTTAGGGTCTATGCCGTTAGCTCTCCAGTAAGCGTGTAGCTTCGCTAGGTTGTGACCGTCAGACTCTATAGCTTTTCTGCGTAGTGTTTTAAGGTTCTCCCTTGCTCTAACCTTTTCCCAATTTTTTTTGCGATACTGGCGACTCTGTTCCAGAACAACATCTCTGTCATCAAGGTATTTTTGCCTCTTTCGCTCTTGTATTTTCTTTTTTACCTCTGGTCTTGATTGGTACTCTTTTACCCTAGCTAATAGTTTTTTCCGATTAGCTTTATAGAATTCGGCTCTAGAAGTCTTACTACAACTCAGATCTTCTCGGTGTTTGTTCTCTTTGTAGTATTGCCTTCGCTGAGCTAGAAACTCCGCTTTAACTTTTGGGTCTTTATGTTTTTCTTGTCGGCGAGCTACTGTTTTAGCAATAGCACATGGCTTACATACAGAATTGACGCCATACTTGCCATTGGGCTTTTTGTGATAGCTCGTGATTGGTTTAGTTTCTTCGCACTTTGAGCATGTTTTGGTTGTCACTTGTACCTCCCACAAGTCCACAAAGCCCAGCCCCCACGAGTGTTCTCATGTATGTAATGAGCCATCCATGTTGACTGAACAATCTCATAACGCTTATGCCAATGCTTCTCAAAGACATCACCCCAGTAATGCTCATTGATCTGGAACAAGCCATGATCTACCCCGTTATAAGCACGAGGGTTATGCAATGACTCACACCACGCCACCCCGAGGGCACGAACACAATCCTCTTGGAAGTATTCGCACACAACCTCAGGGATCTCAGGGTTAGGTGGTTCATGATTCACTGAAGCGAAGTCCAGTATCGCCCAGATAGCTAGCCAAATATTCATTCGACTATCTCATCGAAGTCGATCCCAGGATCTTCGACAAGCATCTCCAACTGATACTGGATAGCTCGATCAGTTATGACATCGATGCTTGGGATGAAGTCTAGGAAACTGTCTCGGTCTTCTAGGTATTGCTGTTTCAACTCGTCCAAGATCAGGACGGTGAACAAAGCAAACGCATACGCCGAGCGTTCTAGATCTGTATACGCAGAGTCACCCATAGTATGTCTCTGCTTCTGTCTCGATCCAGACACGAGCACCACATCGGTCAGGCTCATCAGGCTGAACGATGTAACAAGGCCCGTCTATAAAGACCCTACGGTGATGAGTAGAGCCTTTATAAGTACGATCAATAATAGCGGGTTCACCCTTCTTAATTTTCTGTTGGTGAACGTGGATAACATGCTTCATCACTCTCCCTTTCTGTTGGTAGAAGCAAAACGGACATTGTTGCGACCGTAGATACACATGCCGCATTCGACACATGCGCCACGACCGAACACCCCGTCGTCGTCCCAGACGACCATCGGAGTTTTACCTGTTAGCTCAGGACACTTAGGTCCCTTGCGTCGGTGTGGAAACTTGGCAGCTAACTCTTCAGTCTCTTCCCAAGTGTCGGCACAGAATGCCAGCATTGGTTCGGACAGTAAAGCTTTCTCTACTCGGACTGCATCTAGCACGTTGTCTTTATCTATCGATAGGTAGACAGCTAGATTGCTGACCCCCATGAGCAGAGGGACTGCCTTAAAGGTTCTCGTATACAACCAGAACTGAAACTCGGGGAAGTCTTCAGCTACTCGTTTGATTGCTTGGGCGAACGCAGCGGAGGGAATGTCACCGTCCCAGAAGTGACGGAACACCCACTCGTCTTGCGGTATGCCTGCTCGGACGTACTCGATAGAGCATTCGCTGAGCATGGCACTGAGCATGGCGTGCAGTGTGTCTGTGTCGTTGAGATGTGGGGATACTATTTCCCAGTTCTCTTGGACCAAGTTACGGACGCCTGGAAAGTTCTGAAGTGCCAACGCATAACAAGCTTCGGCGCACCATTCCGTGTGCCCAGGACAGGAGACAAGGGCGGGAAGCCCGAAGGTGTTCTTGACCTTCGGGGTTCCCTCATTGACTCCCTTGCCTTTCTTCCTGACCAGAGGTGCAACTTTGCGGTCACTACTTAAGCGTGGCAACCCAACGTTGACAATCACGATTCCAGCCTGCCCAACAACTCAGTGAGGAGACTGCTGACAGTCTTAAGGATCTCGATAATGTCATCAGTTCGCTCATCCTTAGGCTGCGTAGCTTTCATCGCTTCCTCCACAACGACTTCTACTCTCTCTTCGCTGACATATCCCCACTGTGCAAGCAGGTCAGGAAGTTCACGCTCGAAGAGCTTGCCCCAGTAGTAGTAGCTACTAATGCAGTCATTTATCTCGTCGCTGAAGTCCATGTTCTGGCAATACTCTTCGATTGCGCTATCAACTCTGTGTTCGATTACATCGAACAGTCCGTCGTCATCGATTTCTGCTAGCCCTGTAATTTCTAATTCAGCCATTAGTTTCTCCCTTGTTTGGCTATTGATGTTTGAGAACATCAGTCAAGCACAAAACATTACTTATGTCAACTTGCTGCTGACACAGTTGCTTTGTACCTGACGGGGCGCTCAAACGGATACAGATAAGCGAGAGACTGCTTTCTCGGTTAAAGGCATTGACCCAAAGAGCAGACGGTCAAGATGCCGTCCTTGCTTCGTGCCACCACGCACCTGTTGGACGTGCTGCTCATATCCCTGTACAGCCATGAGCGCACCCCACTTGGTTTCCCTGATGCCGCCATCAAGGTCATCGTGGTAGTAACGGGCAATTATCTTGTCAAAGGTCTTATCCCAAGACGTTTGGCTCCTACCCTCATCCTCTGGACGTTCACCTAACAGACTCCTAGTTAGGTCACTGAAATTGCCAGCGGTGTAGCTCTCGTTANNTCTACTTGCTCATCGAGATGTTGTTGCAGCTTGGCTGCCTCAACAAACGAGTCGATAGCCCATTGCAGATAGCTACTGGCATGACGAGTGTGCTTAATAGACCATGAAGCCTGCACACCTAGCACGTAGGCAGCGAATGTGTTTCCACACACCACCACTCCGAGAGTTGGACGGCCTGAAGCAGCAACCGTCCCATCCATAGCATCAGTCAACGTGAAGTATTTATGGATCTTGCTGTATCCTTCAATATCCATCGGCTCACCCATCTCCAGTGTCACGTATGCCTTTCGACCGTGATTAAGGGTGCCCTTGGATGCAACTCCAGCGGAGAAACCGTGATCTAAAAGTTTCTCTACAGCAACATCCATCTCATCATATTGAGTGATGCCCCTGCCCTCGGTTACACCCACATTTAGTGGGAACCCATTGTCGTCACGACGAATGACGTAACCATTATTTACGTCCCATTCGGAAACAGGTGTGTAGATAATCTCCCCGTCAATCATGTCTTGGACATACAGTTCTTGGCGGTTGGCTTGGAATTGCCAAGGATTCTCTGCGTACTCCTCTGCGGAGAGCAGGTGACCATAGGTGATCCCTTTACCATGCCAAGCTGTCTTAGCGTAGACCGCTAAGTCATCGTTGTATATTTCTGCGCTCATACTTAACCTCCCTGTTAATGATGTGTATGAGAACTTGTTTCTAACGCTGTTAGAAATAGGGCACTGACCCTATTTGCACCTCGACATAAGTATATGCCCTGTACTTGCCTAAGTCAACGACTCGTTGACAGTAGGGATTGGAATGTGTAACGGGTACGGACAGGCCACTCGCAAGGCTCCATGCGACGGAACCCGTCGAAGAAATCACGAACAGCTTCATCCTCACCACAAGGACTACAGATATACAAATCTGGGTCAAAGCGGCTCAAAGCATTCTGAGCTTGCACCTCGGCAAGGTCAGACAGTTGACATCTAGGACATTTCATCGTTTTGCTCCCTTATGTATTTGCTTACTTCAGACCACACTCTTAAACGGTCATCGATCCTGCGATCCAATAGATCATTAAACCAGTCGCTATCCTCATCGATGAGTCTGTCCACATGATGAACAATGGCATCCTCCATCGCTTTCATTAAGCGACCAGTAATCGTCTTGTCTTCCCAATCAGTCATTGTCTTCTCCAAACAATTCATCCCCACACGGAGGACACATATAAAACGAATACCCAGCAGGCCGATCCAACAACCTCACAAGCTGAGACTGCATGATGATCTCCCGCTCATCAGCAGTCTTATCAGGCCACACATCCTGCACCAAAGAACCGTTGACCCACTTCCATACATCGTCTTCGGTTACTGAAGTGAAATAGTTGTCGCCGCACTTACCACGACAACGAGCACGAGCCTTAACCATCATCTCAATTTCCTTTCCTAAACTCGGAATCCAAAAGCGCCTGCCAATACTCAGGGCCACGAGCACGCTCACGTGCCCAATACCACTCACTGATCAACACACAACCACGCACAAACATGGCAATACAGATGAAGTAGTACAGCCCTGGATACTCAGGAATAGGTAAAACTTTCTCCAACAGATCAAACATCAGCCGACATCCAGATGGCTAGCCCTGCTAAACGCAGTCTCTTGAGCACGAACCATGTCTTTCAAGACATCCGTAGCAAAGCCCTGACGATGATAACCAAGCGACAACCAGCGCCGAGCAATCGCATCCAAGACCTTCTGAAGATCTTCACACACACCCTTAGCTGCCCATGATGCTTCTTCGTTGAACTCCATAAGCTCTGGCAGCAAAGCCTTGAGAGTGTTGACGTGAGCATCGTAAGACGCCTGCAACTGAGCGTCTGTCACGTCAGCAGTTATGTTGTTTACATCTAGATAGGACACAGTGTTTCTCCCTTTGTTGTATCCACTATTAAGTATCCCCAATTTCTAACATTGTTAGAAATTGGTTCGTCGGTATCTCCATCGACAAACTCCAGTTTACGCTATAGCGCATCCTAAGTCAAGGACCTACGGACAGTAGGGACGGCTCCCCATACGGAACGGCTCCCCATACGGAGCCGCCTCCTCCTCACTATCATTTTTCACTATCACCAAAAAATAATTTCTAACTTTGTTAGAAAAACAAAACAAAAAAAAGGGCAGGGCCGAAGCCCCGCCCAATTTATTTTTGACGGTTAGACCGTTGCCGCTTTTAGCTTGGCTTGCGCTTTCTTAATCTTGGCAACCATCAACCCCGTATTCTGTAGGAACGTTTCAAGTTCTGCCATCGTTAAAGTCTCATAAACCCCGTCATGATGCATGACCTTAGGTTGCCTAGAGATAATACCGTCTAGAGCTTCCTTGATAGTTTCCTGTTCTACGTTGCCGCCCATAGGTGCGCTAGTACCCTCTGCAGGGGTGCCAACGTCGTTACCCTCGGGGCGTGCCTCACGGCTGCCAGAATTGGCTTTAGTGGCAGGATCCTTGAGAGCACCAACCTCATAAAGCCAGTCAAGAGTAAGAACCTTGGGCACGTCTTCTTTCTTGACCTTTTCGGTTGCTTTCTTACGAAAGCTTTTCTGCAGGTCGCTCTTGGTGATGGCTAGCCCCTGGATCTCGGGGACTGAGACACCCAAGCCAGTTAGAACTAGAACCCATTGCCCTACACCGAGCATTGCAGAGATGGTGCCAATAGAGCAGGAACCGTCGTCAGCAACAGCCGCCTTAAAGTCGGTACGTTGCCCCTTGGGGATCTTGTCAACAACTAGCGCCAGAGATCGACAAGAAGAGACATAGGCGGCCAGTTCCTTGGCCTCAAAACCTGCGATTATGTCGCGAGCCTTGGTCACTGCCTCGGTGGTAAATGCAACAGTGCCGCTGTTGCCGTCGGTGGGGTTGTGCCCCTTGGTTTGTGTGTCAGTTGAAGTCACGTAGTGAACTGTAATCGAATTTCAGCACTATGTCCAGTCATTACAGACACAATCACAACAGCCCCAATTTCTAACAATGTTAGAAA